CATTTAACCCCGGTCTCTTCGGTTGAATCGACAAGCAATACTTGACCGTTGGAACCTACGGCCAACCTTACGGGCGTACCGGATGCAGTAAAAAGGATCAGGTCTCCCTTGGCCGTTCCGATGGATTTTGCAACCTGGGCGTCGTTTGTTACGTTGCCAAGCCCAACGTCCGACTTTGTGACATTGTGCGGGTTCCCCGAGGTTACGGAAGCATGAGCGATTGCCGCTGCGATGTCGGAGTCGCTTTTGACCGTGGAAAGAGCAACGGCGTTATCTTCAACGGTATCTAATTTGCTTCCGTCCACCGACAGGTCTCTTCCGTCAACGGTCACTCCATCGCCGACAGAGATATCGTCCGTAACGCTTCCGCCCTGGATAACCGGGGAGATCAGCGTTTTGTTCGTGAACTCAATCTCTTCGTCCTCGTATCCGTTGAGAGCGTCAAACAGTTCGTCGATGTTCCAATCAATCTTCAGAACAGCCGAGTAAACCGTGTCGCCGCCGGAGCCGGGGTCTATGTTCCAGGGTTTTGTGTATCCCATTACTTCAGGACCGCTTTCTTCAGTAAGGCGTGTTGCTGCTCCTGGTTGAAAACGTGGGGATTTCTGGCAAAGAACATGAAAAGGTCGTTCTGTCCCATCTTCTTTGTGTCCACAAGTTTTTCCACATAATCGTACCGATCTTGCGAACCTTTGTAAGACATCACCTTATCCGTGACGTAAGGGATGAAGACCCTCTGCTTTGCCAACTGACGGTACAAGGAAACAACCTTCCCGATCATAAACTTCCTGGCATCGTCATCCGCCTTTGCGTAGTTCGGGGACGAAACCAACTTGTCCAACCGTTCCCCCATGCCCTTGCTCATTTCTTCCGCCATCAGGCGGTCAAGGGAGGGGTCTCCGGTCCTGGGATAAACCCCCTCGACGTTCATCCTGTCGATTTCTTTTTGCGCGGGGGTTTTGGTTTTTGTGGTTAGCCCTGTAAGCTGACGCTTGCGAGGCTCTTCTCTTTCCATGTATCCGCCCTTCATCATGTCGGGCTGCGGGTTCAGCACCTTGCCGCCGACATAGGGGACGTTGGAAAGCAGGGGGCCGATAAACGGGTTCTCGCGGGTATTGAGCGAAACGGTTTCCTGGGTAAGGTCTTTGACCGTGCGGAAAGGTACGGTTGCCCTGCCCATCCACTCGCCCGCAACCACCTTGATCGTTTCTGCCATCGTTTTCGGCTTCTGACCACGGAGCATATCCAGAAGAGCGAACCCGGTTCCGGCAATGCGGTTGATGCCAAACGCCCCCTGAACGCGATCATAAACGGACATCTGCCTGTCCACCAAGCCGAAGCCCTGAAGAATCTCCTCTGCGATGTAAAGATACTGACCAAAAGGGGCAAAGGCCCGAAGGTCGATTACTTTTTCGCGGCCCGTTTCCGGGTCGATTCCGTGTTTGACCTCGTACCACCGCTCCCCGGCAAACTGCGGGTTGGCTCTGACCTGAAGAGCCGTTCCAAGCATGACCGAACCGACAACAGCCCTTGACAGAGCCATTGCCGCTTCCTCGCTCTTGCCTTGGGCAAGTTTCAGGTAGGTAGCCCGTATAAAGCCCGTGGGGTTGTAGTCGAACAGCACCTTGATAGTGTTCAGCCAAAATTTGGGGTACGGCTGAAGAAGAGTCATGGGCGGCAACGCTTTATACATTGCCATGAGACTGTTGCCCATGTACGTCCTTGCTTTGTCCTGGAAGGTGATCTCAAGAGCGTGCTGAACCGCCTTCTCAACCCACTCGTTCGGAATATCCTTCGGGTTCATCTTGGCAATATCAAGGCCCCTTGCCCTTGCAAAAGCGGTCATCTTCGCATCAAAAGCCATTTTGCGGAAAAAGTAGTCCTGCATCCGGTTCATCGCCATAAGTCCCTTTGTCAAGACAGACTCCGCTTTGCCGACTGCGACATCGTGAACGGGAGATCCCAGGAGATCCAGTTGCGCCCAATCTTTTCCATCCAGAATCTTGTTCACCCTGGCAAAACCCTCCGGCTTCATGCCACGAAGGAGACCGAAGGAATCTCTCATTGTCATTGCAAACGAACGGGCCAAGGCTCCCGTAGAGCCAACGATCCCCGAAAACGCTTCTCTGGCGGATTTGCCACGGTATCCATAGTCAATGATCCCTTTCACGGCGTCATCAAACATGGATGCCGTGTAATGCACCGCGCCAGATATGGCGTTCCTTGCGGCGGTCGCCATCTGCGTAACGGCAAGCATCCGAAGGCGATTGTCAATCTTGCAGTACTTCTCCAGAATCCACCGCCCAACAGAAGGAGCCTCTTCGCCGACAACGCTCCCGAGGGCTTCCTGAATCTGTTTGTTTTCGGGGTAAGCCTGCTTGATAGCCTTGGACAGAACAGAAACCCTCTGCATCAGCCTTGCCGCATCGGATACGTTCGGACGGCCAAGGGTTGCCACCCATTCGGGATCGAGTTTGTATTTGTCAAGAAACGGCCTGATGCTTTCCGGGTTCTGTTCCGCGAGGTCGGCAAGACGATAAATCAGACGCTTGCTGTCGTCAGTAAGGATTCCACGGTTTTTATCAACAAGACCGTTCTCCATGATCTCGTCGATAAACTCACCCCATTCCTGGGGTCGCACAGACGGTTGGGTAGGAAGTTCACCCCACCCTTTTTGACCCCCCGAAAAAACGCCGTGAGTGGCGTTTTTCGCCTCAAGAATTGGTTTTTCAGGGAGGGTCTTGGTAATACCCTTACCCCCCAGGAGACCCCGAACGCCTTCCCCGAAAACGGGGTTTTCGGACATGGCTCGGACACTTGGCATGGCCCGAGAAACCGCCTTAACCCCAGGCTTGATAAGGCCGAGGGCGCGGAGACCTGGACGGATCAGCCCGATAGGAGGAAGGAGACCGATGGATTCAATGCCGAGATCCATTGCTTTTCCGGCTGTCGATTTCCTGGCAAACTCTTCCCTCTCCCTCGGGTCAAGATACTTGGCAAAAGGAACAAGCCACTTGGCTACTTTCATGGGAATATCAAGAGGACTGCCGGGGCCTTCGGGCAAAGACTCCCCCAGGTCGGGGGACGCTTCCTTCTGCATGAGATATTCCACGATATCCCTGTCGGAGTGTCCTGCGCCCCTGGCACCCGTTACGTCGTACTGATGTTTTTGGGCGAGGTAATCGGCAATGTCCTTATCCGAATGCCCCGCCTTTTTTGCACCCTGAATATCGAACATGGTTTACTCGAAAAGATCGACCGGCTTTTCTCCCTGAAGTGGCGTTGTGACGTAATCAAACAGGTTGCTTCTGCGCCCTTCCGAGTTCACTATGGAAACGGGAGGCTGTCCCTTCAGAGGGTCTTTCGGCGGTGTCGCCGACTTATCGAAGGCCCCGATCCCTGCCTTGCCGCCGTTAGAGTTAGCGTTGGCTCCGGCAGCCTCGCCCTGCGGAACGGTCGCCGCCGCGCCTCCAAGGAGAAGCGAAGGGTCGATGCCCAATGCCTGCATAAGAATGAGATCCTTTGTGTCGGGCTTATCCTTCAGCATCATACCCATGAACTCGCCGAACGGCAGAACAGGCTTCTTCTCTTTCTTCAGGCTTTGAGCGTAGTACCCGTAAAGCTGAACCCAGGGATGAGCGTTGTCGCTCATGTTGAGAAAGGTCTGGTAGTCCTTTTTATACTGTTCGGACCCCATCTTGGGGCGATCTTTGGAGTCTCCGTACCAAATCCTTTCAAACACCCGCAGAGGCTTTTCTGCTTCATCCTGGGGTTCAAGGCCGGACACGGAAGGCACCTTCCCTGCAACCTGTTTCCAGGATTCGGGGGTAAACTTGTTTGCATTGGAGACCAGACTTTCGGCGGACGGGTTTAGGTGTTGATAAATATTCTGCATGGCCTGGGCAAGAACCGGAGGGGGCATTTTTGCAAAAATCCCCTTCAGCGGCTCCGGGATCATCGGGTTTCTGGAAACAAGGTCTGCAACGCTGTTCCAGTAATCCTGTTCCCGCTGCCTCTGCGCCTGAAGAGCCTTGAAGTTTTCCCTGGCCTGCATCGCTTCCGCGACCGTACCAAAGCCGCCCGTAAGCCCGCTCATCAAACCACCCACACCCGCAGCAACCGGCGACGGACCGGCGAAATACGAATTGTTTTGACCGAACATTCTGTCCTCCTGTTACGAGGTAAAGAGTTTGTAGCCAAGATAACCGCCGCCAAGCTGACCAATGGCGTTCAAAATACTCCGCCAAGTAGAAGCACTTGAAGCGGAAGATGCGGCACTCTGAAGAGCGTTCAACTGCTGGATCGCCGTGTTGTAGTTCTGATAGCCTGTCGCAAGCGGCGTACCCGAACCGGCAAGGGCCTGCGCCCTGTTGAAGAAAGTTTCGTACATCTGCTCTTCCCAGGCGCGTTTTGCCAGTTCGTACTGGAAGCCTTCAATGCCCTGCTTGTTTGCCCACTCTCTCTGCGCTTCGATCTGCGCCTGATTCCACAGGGTGTTCTGGAGATTGTAATTGTTCCGAAGTTCAGCGTTTGCGTAGTCAGACCGCCAGAGGTCGAAGGCGTGCTGTATAGCAGTATTGAAAACCTGTGCGCCAAACTGATTGGCAGCGTTCTCTCTCGAAATATCCTTACCGTAAATGTCGGCGAGGAAGGTATTCAGGTTTGCAAGATCCTGGGCCTGGAGGTTATACCTCTGAACAACGGCATTGGAGGCGTTTGTCGAAAGGGCGTTAAGGAGTTCCCTGTTAAGCCCCTCGTTCGCCTTGGTAGCCATAACGGAAGATCCGTACAGTCCTCTTCCGCCCATATAGTTCTGAAGATCCCGCAGGGCTTGATCGTAAGCCTGTCGCGCTGCCGTTTCTCCGGGGGCCTTCAACGCCTCTTCAAGTTTTTCGTAGTCCCCACTCATCAGAGAGGTATAAGTGGGGGCGTTCCCCGCCATGTTGACCCATTCAGGAGAGGTAAGCCCCTGCATGGCGTTTGGTTCGGACATTTGGTAGTAGTCAAGCGCAACCGGGGCGTTCTGTTCGGACGGCACAAAAGAGGGGTAATACAACATCTGCGGGAGCCGGTTCAGCGTATCCTTGAGCGAGGTTGCTCCCATCCGAAGTCCGTAAGTCGCAACGTCTTCCGCAGTCCAGTTTCCAATGGTGGGAATCGACTGCCCAATGTTGGAGGCCGTCTTGTAAAACGGGGTGGTGTTGTAGTCCCCGCCCTGACTCACGTTAAACTCCGGCATCACGAAACCCTGGGGGCCGTAGGTTCCCCACTCGCCGGAAGGAAAAGTGTAATTTACCCCCTGGTTCCCACCGCCATAATTTCCGTAAGTGGGATAGGGGTTGTAGGTGCCAGGGTTGTAATACCCGGAAACCCCACCAGGAGAAGACCCTGGAGAAATTCCCTGCGAAGTAAGTTCGCTAAGTCCCGAAACGTCCCCGTTTACCGAGATTTTGTTCTTGTTTGATTTGCTGAAAACGGGGTTCATACCGGTAGGGCTGTTCGGATACCATGCTGCCGGAGAAGCCCTGTACTCCAACGGGAGACCTTCCCACCAATTGCAATTCGTGTTGAAGTTCGTTTTGTAAGCCGCGTTGAAAGCGTCGGCAATCCCCTGGTTCTTGGAGGCGGCATATCCAACGGGATCGGTCTTCCGCAGGGTAATACCCTGGCTCGATTTCGCAGGAAAATACTGCATCTGGTTTCTGTCAGCGGAAAGCATTAACTGACCGCCGCCCCAATTGTAAAGCGTCCCAGGGGTAAGAAGGGAGTACGCCAATTGCCAATCCTGGTTCAGGTCGCCTGTCCATTTTTGCGAAGGCGGATTAACGGCCTGCATCGAGGAAAGATCGAACCCTCCCGGTCCACAGGTGTTACACAGGGAGGGGTAGTTCTGCGAAAAAGTGTTGGTCTGCCGGGGGGAACTGGTCCTGCGTGTTGCCATTTTTGTTTATCCTTTGTTACGCAAGGTAATAGGCAAGATAGGGAGTGATGTCCCGTGCCTTCCGTTTCAAGAAATCCTCCGGGAGTCCCTTTTTGGAAGGGGAGTACCTTGGAGAACTGTTTGTCGGAATCCCTCCCGCGCCCGCGCCAAACTGCATGGGGGTATAGGTGTAACCCGCCTGAATCCCTGGCAGTTGCACCATCCCGAAATTCGGAACTTGAACCTGGGGAACAAGGCTCCCCGCGAGGTTCCCAATCCCGTTTGCAAGCAGCAAGGCTTTCAGCGCACCCGCCGCGCTCACGCCACCCGTGGCGGCAGCCCCCGCGTTTAAAGCCAAAGATCCGATTTGAGACGGAACGCTTGCTTGGTTAAGAGCCTGAAATGCACCCCAGGAAGGCGTGGAACCGTAACTTGCGAGAATCCCAGGTCCATAAATTGTTGCGAGTGCCAAGGCACCAGAAGTAAGAAGGTTTCTGCCTGCGGGGGAATTCGTCCAATCCGCAAAGTCGCTTCCAAATCGTTCGATTTCTCGGATACCAAGTACGTTTCCTGCGCCGCTGACGATATCGCCCGCCCATTGGATCGGGGTATGGACGACATCACCAACAAAATCCACTACGTCGCTAAAGAAACCCATGCTACCCCTCGACTAAAACAAATTCCGCGGTCACGCTGTCAACATAGACCCGGCCAGAAGTCGTCATCATTTGAAACCCGATACGCTTCCCCCGCGTCTTCGAGCGGGTGGCGTCAATCCAGGTGCTTCGGCTTGCTTCGTAAAGGGTCCAGGTTGCCGAGTACAGTTCGTAAGTTGCATCGTAAAGAAAATCTCTGGCGTCCATCAGAGTAATTTCCTTGAACTCTTTCGCCTCATCATCCACCATGAAATACAGGTGCGCTTGACCCGAAAGAAGCGGAGAAAGTTCAACCTGAAAACGCCTCACCAAAAGTTTGCCGGTATAAGAGAAGTCTTTTGTCCTGACCGTGCTAACGTAACTTTCAGTCGCACCGGGAGAGATTTCGTCCGTGGACACGCTGTTGACAAGTTTGCGAAGATAACCGTCATTTCCGCCGAGATAAACCGTACCGCCGACTTCGCAAATGGAACGCGCCCTTCCCCACTTGAACGAAATATCAGTAAACACGGGCTGTTCGTTAATAATGTGAAGACAAAAGACTCGCCCGGTTGACATCAGCCCCCAAAGAGCGTTCAACGTGGGAAGAAATGCAAAATCATCAACGGAAGGGTGATCGACAAAAAGATTGTTGACCCGCTTCCCAACCATGTCCACGTTGATGTCGCCATAAGAAACGACCCCCGCAAGACTCTTAAACCCGTTGGAGTCGATAAAGAACACTTCGTTGAAAGCCGTCACTATCGAACTGTTGTTCTGCGCGGCATTGTTCACGGAGAGCGGCATGGAGTACCAAAGGGACGGGTCGGACTCCTCCAGGTTGATCCGGTAAATCCTCCTGCTTGCCTCACCCACCTTGGAAACAATCAGATCGTTACCGCCTGGGCCGACAGCAAAACAGTTGATTGCAAGCATATCCCCGTAACCGCACCGCACGGACACAGCCGTACCGCCGCTCCAGGTGTTTTCGTCTTCGACGGCAGAGAAAAAAACGGCGTCTGGATCGTCCTTATCGTTGGCGACAACTCGGTTCTTGATCTCCATAAGTGCGGTTGCCTTGGGAGATCCGGCTATTGTTGTGTAGGTGGTTCCGTCCCAGGTGCGAACAGCAGTACCGCCGTCTGCGATCAGAAGTTTGCCGTTAAAGGTGAGCATCGAAGGAACGGTGCCGCCATCGGTCAGGTTGCCGATTTCCGTCCACTCATCAAGGCTTACACCGGACAAGTAGTACAGCTTCCCGCCGGAGGCGCAAACAAGGTAAACCGTGTCCGTGTCCTTCTCGTAACAAAACAGTTTCAGGATAGCGTTGTCGAGTTTGTGCGTTTCCTTCGTCTGGCAAACCGTACCTGGACGGGTCACAAGTTTTTCCGTGTCCGCGTCGTACAAAAAGTTGTAAGCCCGAAGCAGTTCATTGTCGGCAATCGCTGTTTTCGGCTGTGCGTAATTAACGCCGCCGTTCAGCACCAAATGAATCTGCCGGACGGCTTCATCACGGTGCTTCCTGGATCTTTGAGCCATTTAACCGATCCACCCGCTTCCGTCGGCAATGTTGGGGTCAATATGAAGGTAAGCCCGGAGGATTCCACTCTCCAGATCAGCGAGAAGGGAGTTTTCAACCGCAATGTCCATTTCATCAATGTTCCGCAGACGCATGGAGCAATACTCCATGATGATGTCGTTCACCCTGTCTGCCCAGGGCATTTCGGTGGCGGGGGTATAGGAACTTGTGTCGATCTTCGGAAAATACCAAAGGATCAGGCTTTCCGCTTCTCCCGGCGTACCCTTGAAATAAATCCGGTCGCTCTCCATGTCGAAATAGAAGTATTGCAACGCCGGGGCGGAAACAATCCGGCTCCATTCATCATCGGTACACATGACAATGGGCTTGCCGGAAGCCTGTCGATACAGACATTTTTTCCCGACAGGAACATCGAAGTCGTCTGGAAGCGAAACGTAGTCCTGATCTTCAACCGTGGTCAGAGTCGCTTTCTTTTTACCGAAAGCAAGCCCGTGGTTCTGAATCGCACGGTTTGCTCTGCGAACGGCCTTTTTGATGACCGACAGCATCAATTCGTTTGAAAAGTTCGTGTTCTTTTCGTCGCAGAGTTCGTACCGAAGATCGGTGATGAGGTCATTTATGGTTGCCATCGTTACCTCACGATGTAATTCCGGGTTCCCTTGCTCTTAATCCTTTCGACGGTCATGTAATCAGGGTTCCTTTCAAGAAACTTCCGCACGTCTGCGGGGTCGCTCATGTTGTACCCCTGACGCTCCGCCTCGATATGGGCCACAAGAGGAACGGACGCGATCTTGCGGAACATCCTTTGTTTCGTGAACCCGTTGTTACTGTTCATTTTCTGGACATAGTTCTCTTCAAGAACAGGAATGTTGTCCTGAAAGAGAAATCCGTCCAGGACCGCCTCTTCGTCGTTAATCATCCGAAGGTGTTGTGCGTTGATGATGCCAGACATCCTTCCCTCCCGTTCTGTGATAAAGGGAGGGGGTATTATCCCCCTCCCGTATTTTGGTTAGCCGTTGTAGCAGTTCTTGATCCAATCGTTCGCTTCCTCCGCCCTGGAAAGCAGCGTGTAGGAAGTGCTGATCTGGACCGTGGTTGCAAGCCCCGTCTTGGCGAGTTTTTCAACCTTGGTGGGCTGAAGGACTCCGAACGCCCATTTGTCCTTGTCCAGGATGAACACGCTCTCGTAGGATTCGCTGTCGTCCGTGTCGATGAGACGATGGGCATAGACCTTCACGATTCCGAAGTCGGACTCGTAATAGTCCACCGTGTTGATGATCTTCTTATCGCCCGCAGGGGTGTTGATCGTCAGGCGGCTCTGCCCGTCGAACGCGGAGATTTTCCGCTTCTGGTTCGGGGGAGCCAGAACCATGTCGGGGTTCCCGCCCTGTTCGTAGCACCGCTGAAGCGAATCGTTGAAGATCGTTTCGGTAAGAAGGGTTTCGGTCGTTCCCGTGGTGAAGTTGGTCTGGTTGGTGGTGATCCACCCCTTCAGACCACACGCTTCGCGGGGGTCCGTACCAACGGCTTCGTCGTTGTTGAGAAGCGCGTACTCGATATCACGCGCCAGTTCTTTGAGTTTCTTCGTGGTCTGGTAGGCGATTTCGGACTTCCGTCCCGCCTTATCGACGGTTTCGAGAATGTCGGAAATCTTGAACCATTTCGCGGAGGTCTGGACGTAGTTTTCGAGCCTGTCCTGCGCCTTGATTTCGGCAGGGTCAGCGTCCATGCCTTCCGTAACGGCGTTGTTCCCGGCGGTATCGAGTTCGTCATGGAGCCATTCCGGGTGGATGCTCTTGACTTTCTTTTTCCCGATACTGGACATGAAAATCGTGTCCACCGGGGAAATGTTGTAAATCACGTCCTCCAGTTCTTCCCGCAGGGCAACGGTGATCCCGGACGGGGCGGAGGTTGTAGAAGTGGACATTTTTTGCTCCTTTTAAATGTTGTCGAGCATCCCCGTAGCCTTCAACCAAGCCGCAATCGCGTCTGTGTCACCGCTCCGAAGGGCGGCTGTCTTCTGCTTTTTCAGCTTCGCCAGTTTTTCCGCGTCGCCGGAGGTCTGGTTGTGCGCTCCGGCGGCCTCAAGAACGGGAGCCTTCTTTACGGATTTTCCCGGATTGGGGTTCGGGTTCAGCGGAGGGGTCTGCTTGTTTTTTTCTGCATGGGCCACAACGCCCTGCCTGTAATGCCGGTAGGCATCCATGAAAGCCTGGGGGTTGGTGTCCCAATTCTGGAAAACAGCCGCCTTGGTAACAGGCGGAAGGGTCTCCAGGTGCTTCTGCATCGCCGCGACGGTTTCCCTGTAATAGGGGTCCGCAACGGCCTGCGACCTGACCCCCTGGACGGCCTGATTCTGCACCACGGGGGCGAGAATCTTACCCAGGAGATCGTTGACTTCCTTCAAGACCTCCTGCTTGACGTCCCACCGCATTTCTGCAAGGGGATCATCAAAGTGTGGTTTTTGGGGGGTCGCCTGTTTGTTGTGAAAGTATTGAGCAAGGTAACTCGCAAACTGCGGGTCGGTCTGGATGTTCCGAAAAAGCCCCTCATAGGGAGCGATCATCCGTTCCCGTTCTGCAAGATCCTGGGTTTTGCGGGTGTAATCGTAGCCCTGTTGGGCGAACTTGATGAGATCGTCCTTGCCAATCTCGATTTCCGATCCGCCCCACTTGATCGTGAACTTCCCGGAATCTCCGGCTGCGCCTTTCGCGGGATCGCCGGTTTCCGTTTCCTTTTTCCCGCCTTCGCCTTCTGCCTTGCCTTTGCCCTCTTCCTCGGAACCCTCTTCCTTCGACTTGTTCTCGATGTCCCCACTTACGGGAGCGTCATCAAGAGAACCCTGGTCAACAAGTTCCTCGACTTTCTGCGCGAGGGCGTTGATTGCTCCGTCCACTTGGTCAAACGACTGTGGCATAAAAACTCCTTTCCTTTTTACGCAGGGGTGTCCTGTGGACTTGCCCCGTTAATTTGATGCGACTCCCGAAGGGTGGTCGCTGTTTTTTGTTTGTGAGTGGTTACTTCTGAAGTTTCTTGACGGATGCGTTAAAGCATCCGATTGCGGATGGATAATCCGGGTGCTGCTCCATGATATCTTTGGAAAGATCCCTGGACTCCTCGTAACGTCCCATCTTAAACAGTATCAGGGCCGCGTTCATCGCCGCCTCTTTGCTCTCCGGCTTGATTGCCATTGCCTTTCGAGACTCCTCAAGGGATTCTTCATACCTTCCAAGGCAAGCGTAGCAATGACCGAGGTTGTAGTGAGCGTCGAAAGCGCGGGGGAAGAGTTCAAGGTATCGTTTCCAAAGACCAACGGCTTCCCCGAACTTTCCAAGGGTTTGCCCCTGGGTTGCCAGTTCGTTGATCGTTCGCAAGTCGTCTTTGTTTCGCTTTAATTCCTCCTTCAGGTATTCATAATATTTTCGCCCCTTTTCCAGGTCGGTTGCCGCGTCGCATTTCCCGTAATGATGGATGGGTTCTTCCAGGGCGGCCCTGCCGTAGCCACACCGGAAAAGGGATGGGTCAACTATTTCGTGAACAGAAAAACTCCACTCAATGCGGGGATCGTTTCGGAACAGACGAACCATAAAAGCCGGAATCCAACCGAGAGTATCAGCCTCATATTCGGGGTACTCACCACGGTTGGGCGTCCACTTGCTCCAGTTTGTCGCCTCGGTGTAGCTGCGTTGTGTGTACCCGTAAGCCCCCCAGGGCCAGAGGTTGTTTTTGTCAATGCCGCAGATAAATTCGTCTGCATCCAGAGACAAAATCCAATCGCCCGAACACTTCGACTTGGAAAAATTTCTTGCCGCAGCGAAATCGTCACACCACTTGAAGCGATTGACCTTGACTTTCTCCCCCCGAGCCTTGGCGATTTCCACCGTGAAGTCTGTTGATCCCGTATCAACCAGAACCACTTCGTCCACCAGGGGAAGAACCTTGTCCAGGCATCGCCCGATAATATGGTCCTCGTTCCTGGCTATCATGGCGCACGATATGGTATTGTTGGCACTCATCCATTCGCGCCACTTCTCTTCAAATTTCGCACGGTTTCGCTTGAGGATGTCCCCGTGGTTCACCTGTCTGTGCGTCACGCTCCCATAATGATGCACAAACACGTCGCCGCAAACCACGTTCCGGTATCCCGAGAGGAACGATTTGACGCACAAATCGTCATCCTCGTAATTACCGGGGCTGAAGCGTTCATCGAAGCCGCCAAGCCGTTCAAAGAGCGTTCGCTTTATCAGTAAACAGAAGCCCGTGATGCGCCAGTAGGGACGGTACTCTCCGCGATGAACCTCCCGGTACTTCCTTGCAAACTCCAAATACTCGTCATGGGTACTGTACGCGCCGCTGTTTTCCTGCTGTATGCCCGCTATATGGTTCGTGCGCGGCCCGACGAGTCCAATGTCCTTGTCAGAGTTCAAGCACTCCAAGAGACCCTTGAGCCATTCAGGGGAAACCATGACATCGTTGTTCAGAAAAAGAAGGTATTCACCTTTACTGAACGCCGCCCCCTGGTTGCACGCCCTTGGGAAACCAAGGTTTGTGAAGTTGGAAACAACCTTGTATCTTGGATCGCGCAAGCCGGAAAGAAACTGATGGGTTGAATCAATCGACCCGTTATCGACAAAAACGACTTCGTGCCTTTCCGGGGTATATCTCCTGATGCTCTCTACACAGGCCCTTGTAAAGTCGGCCTGATTCCAACAGGGGATTACGATGCTGACCACTACTCTTCCCTGGCACCAAGTTCCTTCAACTGTTTGCGAAGGATCGTGTTTTTGTCCCGGATCGCCTTCATTTCATATTTGAGATCAGCGATCTCCTTGTCCTTTTTGTTTGCAGCGTCTTCCAGTTCCGCAATCTTCGCTTTCTGGAAAGCGATCACGCTGTTGAGTTCCCCGATCACGCCTTCCAGTTTCTTCGTCCTGGCGCGAACCTTTTTTTCGTTGTAAAGTTTGTCCCGGCCCTGGATTTCGCCTTCAACGACAAAACTCATAGCAGCCCCCCTTCTCCCCTTTCTCCCCTCAATTCAGAAGACGCCATTCGAGCCATTTCGATATCCCGATTGATCCACCGAATCGGCTCATAATTCTGGAACCGCCTCGCCTGAACAAGGGAAAAACCATCCTTTGCCTCGGGGGGTAGCGTCAGCAGAATGTTCACCAACTCGTCCTCGATCCTGGCAAGAAGGTGATTGAAATACTTCCCCTCGTCTTTCTGAAGATAGTCCAGAAATTTTGCCGCTTCCTGGCCCGTCCTTACCTGGGCTTCAAGAATTTCCCGGCGATCCTTCGGAATCTCCGGCCCTCCCTTCTTCTCCATTTACCGTCCTCCTCTCATTTACGCCGGGGGCGGCATCTGCGGGATCTGCGGCGGAACTCCAGGGAGAGCGTTCCCTTGTTTCTGCCGCTGCATCTGAATCATTTGCATAATCCGCATCTGCTGTTCTTTCTGCGCCTCCACGCGCTTCATTTCGTCTTCGGTCGGAATAAGTCCATGAATATTGATGTCCAGGAGTTTGAACTTCTTCCGCATGGCCCGCACAACGTGGGCGTCGGACAGGATTCCTCTCGGGACCGCATACTGTGTGGCAAACTGAACATAAAGGTCCAGTTGGTTCACCACCATCTGCTTCTCCCCAGGCCCCGCCCCGATGTCGATTTCGATGTCGTACTCTCCCTGCATATCGCCGGGATCAAACTCGATTTCGGCCCCGAACAGTTTAACGGCGTCGCCGTTGGGGAATTTCCGGTTAATAAAGATAAAGTCGCGGATAAGGCCCGTAATCGGCCCGTTGCCAAACAACCGGGCCATCATGCGAAGCCTTCTCATGCTGTTCTGGTTGATGATGGAAGACCCCGTGGCGGTCTTGTTAAGGCTGTCTGCGTCAAGGCCCTGGTTATAACGGGTAATGGAGGTCATTTCCTCGTTCTCGGCCTTGATGAGTTCGTATGCTTTCAAGACAAACTGCGACGGGTCGCTGACTTTAACCTCTCCCACCCGTCCGGGATCTCCAAGAATGGTGGCATGAGGCTTTCGGTCGATCAACTGCCGGTACAGTTGCGGGTCCGTCGTGATCGGGTTCCGATAACACGCCTGGGCCGCTCCGTCCTGAATCAGCCTGATGAGGTTTGTCTGGATCTTCTGGTTCTGTGCGAGAATGGAGGGATATGCCATTCCCGTAATCTTGTTCGGTTCGGGATTTGCGATACCGACGCGGAAGGGAGGTCTCCCATAAGGATTCAATTCCGTCCGCAAAACAACGTCATCGCAGATAGAGACGATGCACGGTTCAAGAAGTCCGTCACCGTCGAGATCCCACAGGTAGTAATGTTCCTCGATGTCAACTTCCTTGAGAAGAACATTGTCTTCCGTCCAGTTATCGGACGGTTCCGCGATGTCTTCCGTGTCAAATCTGCGGGTTACTTCTTCCTCGGGAAGCGGTTTGGCGTACTTTTCTTTCAGTTTTGCGTAAGAGCCTTCTTTGTAAACCTTGGCCCTTTCGTTGCGCCTGACATAATCGAGGGTGCGCCGCACCTTGTGGTAAACAAGTTTACCTTTGATCTCGCCCCAATCCCCGATGTAACAGTCTTTGGAGAAATAGAACTCGGAAGGCGGGACGCTCTCAACATACGGGCCGTGATAAGTGACCTTCCTTCGCACCACTTTCACGTCCGCATAAGTCTTCTCTCCCAACTCCTCCCCTTCTTCCTCGGTATAAAGGGTGATTTGAGCGTTCGGTTCTTCGGCAAGAGCAACGAACTCCTGCTCTGTCATGTACGGAATCGTTTCGTGTTCAAGGGTGAAATCTTCTTTATTGTAAATCTTGAACACACCAAAATGAAACAGGAAGGCATTGTAGAAAAAGTCGAACAGCTTCCGAAAACCATCCTGCTTTCGGAACAACTGATACTTGATAAGTTCTTTATACTTCTCGGCCCTTTCGTCGTCCTGGGAAGAAAGGGTAAAGAAGTCCTGGTGAAACACTTCCATCATGGAAGGGAGGATTCCCTGGACGAAGTTCCAGATCACCGGAGCGATGGACTGACTCCACCCGTCGCGTTCGTTTCCGTAAGGCTCACACTTGTACTGCTTGTAATAGTCCTCACGCGCTCTGGCGAGGTCGTCGTGAATAGAAACCGCGCCCTCCTTGTCGGCTTCTATGGCTCTCTTGAGTTTGTCTTCGTCAACGCTGTACTTCTTTTCTTCGTCCACTATGTCCTCACAACATTACATTCTTTTGCTTTGAAACATTTACAATGGACGGGTCGAACCATTTGGTGTTCTTCAGACACAGCCTGTAAAGGCACTCGCAAAAATCGTCCTCGTCTTTGGAGGGCTTCAGGGTGTCTGGATCAACCATCCAGTTCTCCACCTGGGAAATCGTGTTGGTGCAGTCATGGAAAAAGAACAGCCCCGGCATCTGGTTTTCGGTCCACAGAAGATTGTTCAAAATCGCAATGCCGGACTCTTTGTTCTTCGATGCAACACCGAGTGCGTAGCCAAACGGGGCGAGGGTCGAACCAACCATGCTAAATACGTCGATGTCGTTATTTTCTCCGCCTTTGGCGAGTGGGTCTATCTCAATGCTGTTGACCCTTTCGTACTGCCGCCGCTTGATAACGCGAACCACTTCTTCAGCGAACGCCTTGGGGTTCCCGTGCATCCTTAACTCGTCAACGACATACTTGAACCCGTTCCTTGCCGTGGCGAGAAAAACCGCCGCCCAGGGCTTGCTCGGATGAAAGTCGATTTGAATGTCGATGATCCAATCCAGAGGAACGGGCATCCGCTGAACGATATGCTTGTGCCGGTCGAACGCGGGACAAACCAGAGTGGACAGGTATGCGGGAATCCCACGAAGCCGGGCGTCCCTTTCGTGTGGCTTCAGCGTCTTTTCAAACTGCCGAATACCCTCTTCAGTCAAACCGAAACCAACATTGTCGTAAGTGGTTGCTACGACGTTAAACACGGAAAGATCGGGTCTTCCGTCAGCCGTGACAGCCTTCACCACTTCGCGGCTAATCCAGGCTTCCTTCAAGAGGGTCGCACAAAAAAGTTCTCGCCCTCTGCGGTCGATTAAACCACGGGCGCAAGCTACCCGGATATCCCTGGATGGGGGTTCGTCGTAGCACACAAGATCGCCGCTCCACCCTTCAAAGACGTCCGCTTCCTGGTTGTTGGACATGATCTCGATGGTTGACCCCGTGTTCATGTCCGTCCAGAAGTATTCAACCCCCTGGTTGTTCTTTTTTTTTCCTACCCGCCTTTCTTTGGGCCACCACTCTTCAAGGGCGGGAAGAACGACGGTCTTGATGTGGGTTTCCCATCCCTGACCCACAATCCGTATCCGTCGCGGCTCTTTGTGCGGAAAATCAAACCGTTTCCACTTCTCCCAGGGCCAACCCCCGAACATTGTTGCGTAAGCAATTATGGTCAAGAGGGTTGTTTTGCCGGACCGGTTCCCGCCGGTAAAGGTAAAGACCTTGTACTGTGGACTGTCCCAGGCGTTTAAAAGAAGTTCCTGCTTCGGGTTTGGGGTAAGGCCGGGAACCCCCGAATTGAAGAAGTAGATTTTATTATCTCTAATTAACTTATCCCGCTGACGAACAGCCTTGCGGAACTCCTTGATAACCTGTTCCCTTAACTGAACCGCCTGTTCCGTTTCTGTCATGGGCGGTACGGGAACCTTTTTCGGTCTGCCTTTAGCCACTCGCAGCTTTATCCATGTTGAAGACAACCCTCTGCCGGAACTCTTCCCGCTTGCCCAGATTCCAACACGACACGGGCCGCAGATAACCAACAACGCGGGAAAAAACTTCGCACGGCTGATACCTTCGCAGTATCGGATCTTGCGCCATGCAGCCTTCGCATTTCATAAAGTTACCGTTCGGATTGGCTCCCGTTGAAATCGAATCAAAATGCCAAAAACCGCCACCCTTGATAATCTCCGGGGGATCGCAGTCAACCGCTACAATGACCTCCATTTCTTCGCCGCAATCATGGCACTTGCCGCGCAGCGAGAAAGAGTCGTACCCCGGATGCTCCCTTTTGCACCTGTCAAGATACTTGACGGTCTCCCCCATTGACGCCTCCCTGTTATCTTCTTTTTCTGAACCCCGAAGATCGCTTATGCTTTGCGATCTTGGATGGGTCCGTCTTCTTCCTGGCTTTCGGCCTTCTTTTCTTTGTCGCTATACTCTCGATCTTTTTTTTTGAAGATGCCGACCCGCTCACGGGGAGGGTCGCTCCGGGGGAAAGAGCGCGTGGGGGTCGGCACCGGTTTAGATCAATACAGCCATGCGGCGTCCGGGAGAGGCATGGTATCCGCGTGGATGAAGTCCGGCCCTACGCCGATGCGTTTAAACCCGGCCCGGAAAAGCGCGGAAAGGATAACCGAACGACGGAAAGAATCCGTGCAAGCAATGTCCACGGCCTTGCCATCAACGTGGTTTCTCGTTTTCGACCCGACTTCCCGGTTGTGCTTTTCGCACCGATAACCGGAATTGATGGGGAACGGAACACCGGCAATAACCCGCGCAGCGTACAGCCGTTCCAGGAACATCCTGTCCATCTTGCACTCACCGCAGCATTTGCAGGCGAGTTCGCTTTCCGGGAAATAATCGTTCATTCCTGTTTTCTCGCTATGCGTCCCAGGCTACCTGTTTTTCGCCATCTTTCTGAAGACCTTGGCAAGATTGGCCTGCCGTTTCGTCTTGGTGCTTGCCTTGCTTCCAGGTCTCGTCACTTCATCTGCATATTCCGCAACGCTTTTACCGGCGCGTTTTGCCTTCCTGGTGAACGCCCCCTTGTCCAGTTTAAGTTTTTGTGTCCACTTCTTTGCCACGTCCTACTTTCTCCTTGACCTTTTCAAGACCTCAAACGACCTGATCGCAACCTTCGGGATATACATTGGACGCGCTATACAGTCTTCGTGCAGATCCCCGACAACCAGAACGTAAGAGTCGTTCTCCCCGTAAAAGAAACCAACCGACTCGATAACGAAGTCAGGCGGAATATCTTCAACGTCGTCCGCCATGATCCATACGCTCGAAACGGGCGTAAAGGAGTCGATCCAGGTAAGGAAAACCAGATCGCCCCTTTTGCACTTGAACCTTTTCACGAAACAGACCCGAAGTTTGTTACGATGATCGACTTCACAGGTTCCGATGGATATATCGCTAATGGGCGTTGGTTCTGATAAACCGTAACCCATTGCCTTCCCCATTCCGCCCTGTTTCCGTCCGGCACACAGATTTGTTCGCCCGTGCGAAGGATCAGGAACACAGCAAGGACGGCAAGAAATCACTTCATCTTTCTCTCGCCCTTTCACCCTGAAGGGGAAGGTGGCAGTAAACGCAGTACAGCGTTTTATCCGTCTTCCGCCGGTTCCGCCCGTCCCAGGCGTTCATTCCCGCGACCTCCCTTTCCAGGTCGTTGATCCTCCGAAGGAAAACAAGACGCTCGGAATTGGCGCACTCCAACCGCCTGTCCCTCTCGTCCACGGCAAGAGCAAGTTCCGCGATCTTTCTACCCGCCTTCTCAATCAGGGCCTTGCAATCCGCCCTGATTTCGTCGAGAAGCATTTGAACATCCGGCACTTGACTTCCTCCCTTACCCATGTCGCGTTTTGTCGCGTTTGTCGTGTTTTGCAACGGTTTGTAACTTTTTGTCGCGTTAATGATGCGCCATGTCGCGTCCCTTAGTGCAAGAAGGCCGCAAAGCGTTGCCTCGCCTACAAATTCTTCCACTTCAACCCTCTTCTTCCTCCCCTTCTTCCCCCCTTAAACCCCCTATTAACCCCTCTATTAACTCTATGAAAATAAGATATATATATATTATATATATAGTATTACTGATTAACCCCCAACGTGCGAAAGCCCGCTTTCTTCCTGAAGTGCTTGCAATTGTTCTTTTGGTTCAGCATTGAAGGATGTATGCTCACAGACTTTTGCTCAAGCCAGGTATTAACGGTTTTTACAGAGCAATGATGCTGACAATAATATTTGTTAATGTTTCCCCAACGATGCAAGAACTCACAATCCTTGCAGTAAACCTTTTCTTTTTTCCTCTGAGACATGATAATTGCAACCCTTTGATTTTATTCTATGTACCTGCTTTTAATTTTTCGTATGGAAGCGGGGATACAGCGTTAAACCGAGGGGGTTGGTGGGGGGTGGGGAGTACCACTAAAAACCCCGTTTCACTTGGTGCCTTCCCCTTGCTCCTTGTAACCCATTGAAATTACGAATAGTTGACATAATAGCAATTATCAGACCTTGGAATCAGAAATGTCAATAATATCGGCATCTTCTCCCAATAATCCGCGTAATTCCTTGATACAATTATCCAAGTTGGCAACCATAGCACGAACGTCAACTATTTCAGTAGCTTGGTTGCGTTCAAGGCGTTCCTTGTCGAACAAAATCCCAAAGGCGGTCGTCTTCTGCAACATTGATGCGCTCTTTATGTCTTCATGCCCTATTGAAGAAAGTATTTCCGCTTGCTTCTCCGCAAGTATCGCCGCCCTATTCTCAACGTAAAACCGCACCAATTCACGATTCTCTGGTTTCTGCAAAATGTAACTGACGCGATTCTTATTCTGTCCCGTCAGTTTCCCGATCTGCCGCAGAGATAAACCACGACCGCGCAATTCACAGAGTTTTTTGTCAGGGGGGTTAATCGTTTTCTTCCGTCCCATACTTTTCCTTGCAGAATGGACACCGCTTTCCAAGCCACAGTTCATTACGGGGGAACCATACATTGCAATGTGGGCAATGCAGTTGATTCCTTCTCCTGGGCTTCCTGGGGATAAAGATTTCTTCGTTTGCGGTTTCAAGGGCTTCCCGGAGTTTTCCGGGGCCACCCTGGGTAATATACTCATAGGTGTCCATGCTTAGTATTATACTTATAAATAATGATAACATAAGATAAATCGTAAATATTACCAAGGAGAAGACGCCATGAAAAAGATCGATAAAGTCGCTGCCGTCATTACCGACAGGATTGTCCGGCAGCTTGAACAGGGCGTCGTTCCCTGGCGGAAACCCTGGAAGGGTGGAGAAAATTCCTGGCCGCGCAGTATTCACGGCAGGAAATACCATGGTGTCAACGTCCTGATGTTATCCATGCAGGGGTACTCAAGTCCTTACTGGATTACCTATAAGAAAGCGATTGAAAACGGGGGACACGTCAAACCGGGAGAAAAAGGCACTCCGGTTGTTTTCTGGAAATTCATCGAAGTGGAAGATCCAGATTCGGAAGACGGGAGGAAAAAGATCGGGTTCCTTCGATACTACACGGTTTTCAATCTGGAACAATGCGAAGGAATCAAGTCGCCGGAAAAGCCCGAGACGGAAACCCCGGTGATTGATCCAATTGAACATTGTGAAGGCATAGTCAAGGGGATGCCGAATCCCCCGGCGATTCAGTTTCAAGGAGACCGCGCCTTTTATCGCATCAATGCTGATACGGTGACGGTTCCCGAAAGAAACCGGTTTGAAAACGCGGAAGAATATTATTGCACTCTGTTTCATGAATTGGCGCACTCGACGGGACATAGCAAGCGACTTGATCGAAAGTGTCTGAATGATGCGCGGGCGGGCTTCGGTTCTGATCCCTACTCAAAAGAGGAATTGGTTGCTGAAATGGCCGCTGCGTTTCTTTGTGGAATCGCCGAAATCGAAAACGTCACCCTGGACAATTCCGCCGCTTATATCGGCAATTGGCTGAAACGGCTGAAAAGCGACGAGAAATTGATTGTTAATGCAGGGGTCCATGCCCAACGTGCAGCGGACTACATCCTCGGGGTTCCGGCGTACCAGGAACACGAAAACCATGAAGATGAAAGGGGGTAACTGAAATGATAAGCGCAAAAAGACTTAATGCGGTCTTTCCTGGCAAGGGCAAGGTATTACGTCGAATCCTGGAAAACAACAACAGCGTCGATGCCGCTGCCGAAGAAATGGATGCCGTCCTCGGCGGATTCGGAGTCGAAGCAATATGGGGAGATAGCTGCATCCGTCCCGCTGCTATTTACATTAATATGGGGGAAACCTATGAACCAACTATGCTGTATGACTATGAACATCATAGATGGGATGCGGTTTCCTGGGGTGATTGGGTGGAATGGATGGAAAACAAGGGATATCGGTTTCACTGAAAATGGAGGGAAAAGCCATGAAAGTACATCCAACCGTCAGTATGAACGGCGGAACCGTGACAACCGTACAATTACGAAATTTGTCTTTTGCCCTGCATGAAATAACGGGTCTCTGTTTCGGTTTTCTTCCGCAGGAAATGGAAGACACGGCTATCAAATCTTTTGTTCTGACACTATGCGGGAAAAGGACCATGAGCAAGGAGACTCGTTGCATTGTCGATGCCTCAATCCGCGCATGGTTCGTCGGCGCAGGATACGGAAGTCCCCGTATTTCCTGGCCCGACCTTTATTGAGTGGAGGGAAAGAACAATGAAAGAACAAACCAGAATTAGGGAACATGGAACACGGGTTACAAATCCGGGGAATTTCGCCGATCCGGGAATAGCAAGAATCGAAGCCGTTCGGCAAGTGGTCCGGCGCGGAGCATATGCAAAAATCGACGGCTGCATGGTGGATCTTTATACCGCTTCGGCGATTGTCAAGGTTTACGACGCCATAAACGAAACAAACAAGGCTAAATATCGCGCCCTGGATGTTCGGCGTATGGGTCTAATCGCCTTTAAACTGATCGGCGAAAAACAGGTTTAACGGTTGACGGTTCCCCTGGCCTCCAGGGGTTCCGCGAATGGTTAAAGCCGAGAAAGGAGTGAAAAACATGGAAAACATTATGAAGGCAGGAAAGTATGATCGGGACTTTGACGGTATCCGGTGGGCAATTGCGATTCGGTCCAGGGATGACTTGAGACCGTATATCAAATGTATCAAGGTTGATGACGGTCTTATTGTCGCAACTGATGGATCACGGCTACATTGTTATCTCACGGATAGGGAAATCGAAAACGGGACGTATGAAGTGGTCCAGGAAAATGCTTCAATGATTGTGCTTCAAAAATCCAAAGAAGAATTCCCCGACTATGAGCGTGTTTTCCCCGTGATAACCCATAACGGAATTCCTTCGATCAGTACCCCGGAAAAAGACAAAGACGAAAGGATGGACCTTGTGTTGAATACCGTGCTGCGGAATTCGGAACATTCTTACAACGTGCGGTTTCTCTTGGATGCCTGCATAGGTGGAGAGACATTCCATTTTTCTGAAGCAGACGGAAATGGTCCCTTGGTGATCCGAAACAACGATGACACGAAGGCGGCACTTATTATGCCGCGTAGGGATTGAAAGGGGGTATGACAATGAAATATTACAAGGTTGAAATCAACGAAACGGCATGGGTTAGCCTTCGGGCCGATCCCGATGATGTACGATTGTTTAACACCAGGGAAATGAAATTCTCAACTCTGGAGGAAGTGAAACGGTTCCTTGTCGATCATTACGGGAAAATGCCTGGAATGAAAAACAAAATTTACCGCGATACGAAACAAGGGACGGAGGAAGTCGGGTTTTTACATTCTTTCTGGAACCGGGATTATTCCCATAACTCAAAGGCGTGGTATCAAACCGACTGGATTGAAGTAATGACGGTTGAAGAAAAACCCGTGAAACTGCGGACCTAATTTGTTAGTATGGCTCCAACAGCTAAACCCCGTGAAAATCTTATGGGGTTCAAGGGGGTTCAATGGGACGGACCAAGTTACGCATAAAAGAAGGCCGGAGATATACCGGTGTCTATGCCTGGGACATATGGGCCTGGGTAGAAACGGAAGCGAAAAGAAAAAGAGAGTCTATCTCGACGGTGCTAAACCGGCTGTGTGCCGAAGCGATAGCGGCGCGAAAAATGGTTGCTCAACTTGAAGGCAGGGTTGAAAGCAGAGAAAAGACTGCCGAACACGAGTATTAAAATTTTTCTTGACGTTTCCCTGACACCTGTGGTAACGGTTTACGGCAAAAAGAAAAAGCGAGAAAAGGGGGTGGTGGATGGGTTCCGACACCGCGAGGCTCTTGTCGCTTGGTATGGGTTTGAAGAATTCGGAGGTTGGGATCTGAATTCTTTTTAGGAACGGGGGTGCGTGAATAGTGGAAAATAAGCCCCTTTCAAAAAGGAGTTTTGCCATGAATTTCAACGAAGCGTTTATGTTGGCATGGGAAGACGCACGGAAGCGTCGGGGGCTTAACAAGGGTGAGTTTATGAAACAAAGCGGAATCAATCGCCAAAGGATGAGGGAATTCCTGGGAGGGACGCGGGAAGTGTCGGCGTATTATTTCGCTAAAGTTTTGGAGAGAATGAGAATGACCCCGGAGCAATTTGAACGAGCCTTCAACTACTCTTTTTCGGAGGAGCAAAAAAGAGAGATGGGCGTTTCTTTGGAAGAAGAAATAAAATCGCTTATTATTCAAGGACTTGGTTGCCGCGAAATCGCAAAAATACTTCATTGCGGCAACGAAAAAATCATT